GCCCTCCTAGAGCTATGGGGAAAGGGATAGACAGTGAGACCCGAAGGACTACGACACTGCCAGCCAGGTAATGCCCCGCAGTAAGGACACACCCTGTACCCGGCCTGATCTCTCTCGTAGTTCGCCCAGCCGTACGCCTTGAGACGTGACCACTCTTTGTACTTCAGCTCCATTTGTCCGAGAACTTCACACCGCCGGACTCATCGGGCCAAGAGAATGTCACAGTCCATCTCTCGCGCACACCGTGCACACGTACTCTGGTGCCTTTTGCACTGTGGTCCGCTAATCGATGTGTAACCAGGCCTGGCTCACCATATTTACTGATAATCGGCAGGGCTAAGTAGGGCCAGTGCACAAACATCACGTACGGGTGCTCGTAGATCTCAGTATCAGGATCCCACTCGGCCACCATGGTCTTTGGATTCATTACTCGATGACCCTTGGACCAGTCACCTTGACAGCAGGCTATAGTCTCAAATCCGGCCGACCAAAGCTCATTGATGAGAGGCACTAATCGATTGTCGATCTCCACGTACTCATCAGTGAACGGATTGATTATCTCAGTGTGTTCGTGCATTCTTAAATCCTTCTTCTAAACACAGATTACGTTCGTACACGTAACGACCACAGCGTGCATCAGTGCACTGCCAAGCAAACTGCAGAACTAATCGCTCGAGAGTGTGCTGTCGACAGTCAGGACAGACTGTCATTGCGGTGGGAAGTCCCCAGACCATTGCTTAACAAACCGCCGGTAATGATCACGCCTACTCATCCACTCTCCTACGTTGGGACACCACACCAGCTGATCACTGTCCTCACTGAGGTCTGCTGTCTCGCCCTCTAATCCCTGATGCTTCCAGACGTCCTTACGTGGTGGGTTCATGGCCGCCTATCATAATCCGCCGATCAAAGAGCACAACAGAGAGGGAGAGCACGTAGTCCCCGTAAGGGTCACCGGTCCCACCCAGTGCACCCTGGTAATGCCACGCACTCTCCCTCTTTGAGTGAGGCAAGGGGATAGGTGAGCGCTTATGGCCTCTCTCACCCCGCACCACGACTGGCGTTCGTTGGTAATCACTGTTCCGCAGCATCAGGAACCCGGAGGGCTGTACACACCCTGATTACTTCGCCCTTGCCTCACCTACCAGTAGATGCACACGCTCATGGTCATGTCAAATGAGGTAGCAGCTGCACTGACATCCGTAATACTCCCATGTCCTAATGCTTGACAAGAGAGCAGCTATGTGCATTGCCATTACTGACCCATGTCCTGCCCACACACTCAACTGTCCCCCCACGCCCACCTCTCAGTAACCACTCCTAATACATAACCTCACCCTCGTGTCAAGTGTTTGATTATGCGCTCTAATGCGTAATGCGACCTACTGGCAAACGGAGGGATTACATTTGACATTACGCCTCAGGTGTGTAATCGGTGCATACTATGCAGGCGTATGCATTTGACAGGAGACCGAGAGTGCGTAGTAATCACCCCCCACCATCAACGATTTGCATGTGTCGAAAGGGCGGGCCAGGAGGTACACATAATCGTGACACCCCTAGCGCCGATAACCGCACACTCCTAATCGCCATGCTCGATAACCAACCCCACACCCAGTACCATTAGGCATGCCCAAATACCACACCACCCAAATAGGAGAGCTGTACCTCAATGTGTGCGAGGTCTGCGGCTCCGTTGTAATCGACCGAGAGCAACACACCAAATGGCACGGGGAACTCCAAGGCGTGGCCAGGCAGGCTCGATTTGCCGTGATTGAGCCCACCCACCATCAGGTGTAATCTCTCGCTATGGGTCCGGCACGATTTCACGTAGACGGTTGGATTAGGTGGTGTCAGTCTTGTGCGGCTGAGGTAAAGCTGCGCCGTGACTGTAAGTGGTCGTATTACTGGCGCATCTGGCAGCACCACTGCCCTGAATGGACACGTAATGGGATGGGCGACGTCGTCCTGCGGAAGGTGAAGTAATGGTCATTGGCATATCAGAACCACCGGAGTGGATGAACCTGAGCGGCGCTGAGTTGCGGGCTCGATTAGAGCAGCGAGGGATTAACAACAGAACGGCCCACCTCTTCGATGATCACCGGGAGTATTACGAAGACGAGATCTCCCATTACCTGGGCGAAAGCCGTAATGACGACTGACGTTCACCCCGACATCATCTCGGGTAAAGAGCGAGTAATCTTCGTCCGGGAGTTCGTGCGCCAGTTCCCCACCTTCTTCAGCATCGGCGATGGGTTCATTACCTTGCTCAAGCCGGTCGACATCACCAGCCTTCCGGCGGCGGTCTACCAAGTAATCGAGATCACGCCCACCCACTTCTTCACCCGGTACTTCTCGGCCCTGCCCGAGGTAATGGACAAGACCCACTAATCGGAGGTATCCTCCCCGGTCAGCTCACGACCGAAAGGAACCCAATGGCCAAGGTCACCATTACCCTCACGCTCGACCAGGCGGATCTGGTGCGCGACATCGTGAAAGCGGAGTACGTCCATCAGCTCGACCGCTCGGACCCCAAGAGCACCACGACCAACGACCTCTCCGGTAAAGAGCGTAATGAGGCCGGGCACAAGGCCATCCAAATCGGCCAGGCCCTCAGAGAGTTCGCATGATCTATCAGTGGAGGGCCAGCGCACCCGTGGACGATGACGGCATTGTCGACTCCGACCCGAGAAACGAAGAGGAGACCGATTACATTGGCGTCCTGTTCGATAACAACCCTCAGCTCGAGCGGATGATCTTTTGCTTCGGGCCTGACGACAGCCAGATCATCTTCTCCCGGTCTAATGACCGCACCGACGTTGATCGCCTCGCTGACGCATTCCAGCGGATGAACGAAAGCGACGACGATCCCCCACCTCGGCCCCAACCAGCGGCCAAGCGCCGTCCCTAATGGCCCCGGTCCCGTGGCGCATGGTGGTAATCGCCCTGCGGGACTTCGATCAGACCCAACAGCAGATCGCTGATCGCTTCGGCGTGACAGCGGTCCGCATCTATCAAATCGGGAAGAAGCACTGTCCCGACGTAATGGCAGAGCGCCGCAAATCAACGTATGAGAGAAGGAGTCGACATGGGCGAGAAGAAGCAACTGAAAAAGAGGAACAGGAAACTGGAGCAGGCAGTGTGGGACCACCGAGCGACTGAAGAGGCTGTGGCCGATCTGGAACAGAGGGTCAAGAGCACGTATCGGGAGCGGGACCGACTGGTGGCCGCACTCGCCAAGATCTTCCCGGCTCACCTGCGCCGAGACCCGGGTGAAGAGGTCGGCTTCCAGACCACCGTCTGCATCCATTTGCCCGCCGGACAAGCGACCTGGCACCTCGCCGACGACGAGTTGGTGTTCTTCGATTTCCTCACGGCGTACGATTTGAAGAACCAGGCCGTCTACGACACCTGTCAATACGACGGCCACACCACCCAGGCCAAGTACGAGCGCCTCTCTGCAATCCAACCACCAGTGAACTGGACCATTCAGGACGGGCCCCTTGACAAAGCGAACACGTAAAAAGCGCAAGCGGGGCTGGACTCCGCCCATCGATCACAACCACCCTGACCATTACGACCCGAGGGAGATCCATGGGACTTATTAGGCGCCTCTGGCGCTACATCAAGTGGGCCAACGACCAAGAGAAGGCTGACCCCTTCGGCGACGACTCGGGGTTCTACTGGTGAGACTGCTCGATTTCATTCTGCGGCGGGACAAGGCGTACGACCCAGTCCGGCCAGCGCACGACAAGAAACTCGACCTCACCCAGCTCTCGCCGCAGGGCTATCGATTTGCCGACAACTACTTGGGGCTCCGGCCTCTCGTCTGCGTCCGCTGCGGTGCGGTCGTGGCCGATTTCGTGACACACGACAACTGGCACAAATGGTGGAACAAGGTGAGTCACTTCGCCCAGATCGCCCAACCGCCCGGATGACGTCGGGGCTCGAGGACTTTCATGAGGCGGTCCGCCGGGGCGAGGTGGTCGACCACCGGATTCGGACCCACTTCGAAGGTAATACACTGCACGTTGACGTCGATTACATGGTTCTCCCAAAGAACATCCCCATCACCATTGAGCTAATCAAGACAGGAGAGACCACAGTGCCCGAAGGAAAGAAGATCCCCGGACAAGACGATTACACCCTGACCGCTCTGTGCGGCAACTGCGGGCACCGTGGCGCCATCACCTACCAAAAGGGCGAGCCTGCTACCGATAGCGTCTGCCCCAACTGCGGCAACCGCACCTTCCACCCGCAACGGAAGGCCTGGAGCTAATGGTTGATTGGCCCGAGCGTCTCAAGAGAGTACAGATGGCCTTGGCCGAAGCCGGATTCCCTGAAGAGGCCAAGGAGTGCACCGTTGGGCCCTCAGACGCTGATCCCACGCAGAGCACGGTCTACATACCCAGAGAGGTCCCACTCGCCATTATCTGGCAGACGGCCAAGGTAACCGGCGGTACACACGGCGTGATCCCGTGCTGGGCCTGTTTCATTGCCACGCGGGAGCGCAGGAACCGACAGATCGCTCTTGATTGTGCCGCCGGGAACTGCCGTAATCCAACCGGCGAAAAGGAACCACCCCGTGAACTTCTCAGCCAGGTAATCGACAAAGCGTCTAATGCATGGGATAATGGGGGTTATGACCAAACCCATTACCATCCAAGAATCTTGTATTGAAGTAATACAGGATTTGCTCAACCGTAGTAATCACATGGACAGCTGTGCTCTGCTCCAGCCGGTCCCCGAGGATTACTGGCCGTTGTGTGACTGCGGGCACTCCGACGGGGTCGAGTCCGCTTACGACCTCATCGCCATCTTGAGAGGGGATCATCCATGATCGTTCTGTACGAGTGCAACCGGGTTAATCACCACCCACCCGCAGTGCTCGGCAAGGTCGAGTGGACCATTGAGTGGGCTAATCCAGCCCCAGGAATCGATCTGCCCGTCTACTGCCCGATCTGCCAGCAAATGTGCAATGCCAAGCATTTCAACTTGCCCAACGAGCCTGACATCAAAGAGTCCCAGAGAATCGAGATTGTCATTACCCTCGAGAATGCAACGAACGACAAATGGAAGGCCCGGGTGGACCCGACGTGATGAACCTTGCCTTTACCTTTGATGAATGGGGTAATCCGCTCTGCCCCGTTTACCACGTGTCGTGGGAGTACCCAGAAGACGACAGCGTCGACCACCGACTGCCTGAACGAAGGCTCTGCGGCGAGGACGTCATGCTCCTTGTCGAGCATGCGGTCCCTATTACACCCGGAGACGTGAGAGACCCGCGTGGAGCCGGTACAGACGCCGTCAGCTCGGCCTGGAAGGTGCAGTGTGCCGCCGGGCACGTGCTGGCCGTTTCAGACGGTGAGGAAGCGGCTGAGGACTTTGTGTGGAACGAGGTGTTCGGGTAATGGTATCGAAATCCTTTATTTTGTGGCAGAAGCGTGAGGCCGCCAAGAAGGTATTCATCGATTGGCTCGAGGGTGACGGATTTCAAGAGGGGGCCCACGGAGCGAGCATGATTATCGACGTCGTGTGGGGATTTGGTACTGCAGATAGGTGGGAGGCTGAGTGGAGAATGTGGAAGAGTAATCAACCTAATCCTCCCCATTAGGGGCCGGGGGGCCAAAACTCCATACGCCATACGTCATCACCTTGGAACAATGAAGAACGATTACACAGTAATACTCTTCTTCTAAAAACTCTAAAAGGTGTCTCTAATCAAACGCTGACGTACGTTTCATCTAATCCGCCGCTACCAAAGATCATCTATCCGGCTAAGCGGAGCGTCTTGGGGCTTCAGCACTCGTACCCTCGTGCCCTCCTCACCCCCTTTCCCCCTAGGTTCCAGGCGTCCTCACTAGAACGGGGGATCCGCAACGTAATCGCCTTGCCTCGACCCTGTCAACTGCGACTAGATTCTCGACCATGACCTGGAGAAACTCATGAGCCAACGCCACCAACTCGTAGACGCAGTCGTGACCGGAGCTGGAGGTTTTATAGGCGGCCACCTTGTCGGATCATTACTCCGCCAAGGCCTGAAAGTACGAGCTGTCGATATCAAGCCGTACCACGAATGGGAGCAACGAGATGGCGGTGACCGAGTCGACAACCGCATTATCGATTTGCGAGATCCCAAGGGTTGCGACTTCGCAGTAATGGGGGCCAAGGCCGTTTACAACCTCGCCGCCGACATGGGCGGGATGGGGTTCATCGAGACGCACAAGGCCGACTGCATGCTCTCGGTGGTAATCAACACTAATCTGCTGCAGTCCGCCAAGCTGTACAACGTCGAGCGTTACTTCTTCGCCAGCTCTGCGTGTGTCTACCCCGATTACCGCCAGGAGAGTCCCTACCCGTTCGCATTAGAAGAGGCCGATGCGTACCCGGCCAGTCCCGAAGACGGGTACGGCTGGGAGAAGCTCTTCAGCGAAAGGATGTGCCGCCACTTCCGAGAGGATTACGGCATCGAGACGCGCATCGCTCGTTTCCACAACGTCTACGGGCCCAAGGGGACATGGAAGGGCGGCCGGGAGAAGGCGCCCGCCGCTATTTGCCGCAAGGTAATCGCTGCTCTGCTGGGCGGCCCGCCCGAGATCGAGATCTGGGGCGACGGGATCCAGTCCCGGAGCTTCACCTACATCGACGACGCCATCAAGGGCACCGAGCTGATCATGGGCGGTGATTATGTCGACCCGGTCAATGTCGGCAGCTCCGAACTGGTCTCGGTCAACGATCTCGTCTCCATCGTCGAAGGGATCGCCGGAATCAACCTCACCCGTCATTACGATCTGTCCGCTCCGCAAGGGGTCCGGGGACGTAATAGCAACAATGAGCTGATCCAGTCCCTATTCGATTGGGAGCCCCGGACCCACCTCGAGGACGGATTACGGGACACCTTCGGTTGGCTGCTTACCGAGATGTCCCGCCCTGGCGCTAAATGGTGATTACTGGTATCATTAGACCCCCCACCGAAAGGGGTCACCATGACCAGGAAGACCAAAAGAGACCTCGTAATCTCGCTCATCGGAGTCGGTCTCTGCATTACCGCTGCTCTCATGCTCAAGGGCGACAAGAGCTTCAACAACCCGTATTCGCAGAACGTCGATGGCAAGACCAGTGACGCTCTCATCCTCGGCCTAATCGGGGTCACCCTCTTTCTCTGGCCGTGGGTGTGGCGCTTCGTCTCCTCGGTTTACGACAACGTCAGGGTTGCCACGGCCCGCACCCCGAGCCCGTCTGAGATCCACCAGACACTCACCGCCTATTACGGGCGAGAGGCAACCATCGAAGAGGTGGCGGCGGCGCAGTCCATCTTTGCCCACCAGCGCAACGAGGCTGCAGTCCAGGCCGCCATTGGGGTTGGTGCGTTCCTTCTCTTCACCGACCGCCTATAGAGTCGCCTGCGTGCCCGACCGTAATCCGGCGACGACCGACACCCACGCTGACGAGGAGGAGACTCTCCCGACGCAGTGGTGGAACTTCGACTCGTCTCGCATTGAAGCCGCCGGTTACGACTCGGGCTCGCGCCGTCTCTATGTCAAGTTCCACAAACCCCTCGGTACTGGGACCCCATGGGTCTACGAGGGCGTGTCTCCTCAGGAGTGGCGTAATCTCCGTCGCAGTCAGTCGCCTGGTCGGTATGTGAACCGGGTTCTTAACGGGAAGAACTACCACCGAGGAGACTTTGATGTCTGAGACCACCGCCGCCGCCGCCCTTTACGCCGAGCCCATTCGCAAGGCCGGAAAGCGAGGGCTGCGCGAGAGCCATGACTCCCGCTTGCTGGCATCGAACTTCTTGGAGACGCCCGCCCCGCTCACCGAATGGGACGGCTCCCACGGCATCAAATCGTGGGGCATGGACGGTAATGACGAGTACGAGAACTGCGGCGAGGCGGGCTCAAATCACGGGTTTATGGCCAAAGAGGATCAGCCCGCCATGGGCAACGTCCTCGGGGCTTCGATCTTCGGCAGCGGGCTCGGGACCTATTTCGCCTACGGGCGTGCCATGGGTGAGCCCGGCCAAGACCCCGACGAGGGTGTCGACAACGTCACCTGGCTCGGTTTCCTCTACGAGCAGGGCATCATTGATTACTACCTCGAGGTTCCGCTCGACGAGCTGGCCAGTTGGGCGCCCCCGCACGACGGGCTCCTGATCGGTGTCATCCTCGACGACGACGCCGAGGCCAACTTCGAGGCCACCCCTCCGATCCCGTGGGGTTCGGCCAACGAGACGCCCGACCCCAACGAGGGCCACGACACCTACCTGATCCAGACGCACGCCGACGGGTCCATCGGCCTGATCACCTGGGGCGCCATCCAGCTGTGCACGCCAGCGTTCGTGGCCAAGAACGTCACCGACGCCTGGGCATTTGGGACCAAGGCCCAGTTCATTGCTCTGGGCGGCAACTGGAACCAGCTGCAGGCCACTCTCGACGAGATCCATGGCGTGATTCGCCCAAACGCACCCACGCCCGCCCCAACGCCCTCTCCTGCCCCTGCACCGGCCCCGGCGCCCAGTCCTGCCCCGAAGCCGGTTCCGCCGGTCCTGCCGCAGCCTCCTGCCCCTTTGCCGCCAACCCATGAGCCGTGGTGGGAAGAGGTCATCGCCTACGTCGAGGCCCACGACGCCGAGATCGAGAGGCTGCTCAAGCTGCTCGAGAGCTACATCCCGGCCCCGGCCAATGCGGCGCCCGACCGACCCGAAGACGAAGGGGCGCTCTCCTTCAGCGAGCTGCAGCGCCGCTCTGGCATCCTCGGGCCTCAGTGATCGGGCGGCGCGTCGTCGCTCACGTCTCCGACATCAGAGAGCCTGGTGATTACTGCGGGCCTATTGTCGGCTACACGGGCGACAATATGGAGTCGTGTTTCTTTCTGCTGCCCAATGCGCACGATGAGCCTGTCTTAGAAGAGGCTGCCCCTAATCGAGCAGGGCAGAGATCGATCCACCACGTCAACTTCCCGCCGCACCGGTACCGCGAGTGCCCGGACGGCTCCCTCGAGATACGCGAGAGCATCGGGGCCATGCCCTTCTGGCATGGTTACCTTGACGAAGGACACGTTTGGAGGGAGTGCTAAATGACAAATCCGGTACCCGGCGATCTGACTGCAATACAGGCCGCCGAGGCGAAGGCAGCAGCTGACCAGGCCACCGACGATGCGGCCGTCGCTGCCGACATCGCCCAAGTGGAAAAGGACGAAGCCGCCCAGACCACCACGACCACACCACCCCCGGCCACCACGGGTGTCGTGTGGGGGATCTCCCTCCCAGAGTTGCCGGGCATGGCCACGGCCGAGCAGACGTCGTGGCTCACCGACATCTCGAAGAACCTTCATTTCGCCTCGGTGCGCATCGACGCCAACCACGGGTATTACGAGTCGACGCAGGGATCGATTAACTGGAGCGCTTTGGACGGTGCGGTATCCGCTGCCCATGCCGCCGGGTTGTCGGTGCACCTTATTGTTGACGGCACGCCCCCGTGGGCCGCTGCTAATCCGTCACTGGTCACCAGCGACAATGATTTCGCCAACTATGCCAGTCCTGCTGTCTTTGGGACCTGGGCCGGTGAGCTTGCGACTCGTTACGGTGGTAATGGCACCACGTTTGAGACCTGGAACGAGCCGAACATCAAGCAGTTCTGGCAGGACGGCCCTAATGCAACGAACTACTTCGCTATGCACCTGGCCGCCTACAACGCCATTAAGGCCGTCAACTCGAGCTACCTCGTTGGGTCCGCCGGGCTTGCACCGGCAACCGATGACTCTGCAGGTGACATCGCTCCGGTGGAGTTTTTGACCGATCTCTACAACCTCGGTCTCAAATCGTGCTCCGATTACATTGGTTGGCATCCCTACAGCTTCCCGGCGCTTCCTAATACCGAAGAGGCCTGGTCGGGTTGGTCGCAGATGTCGGCCACTTCTCCGTCCGCTCGCTCGGTCATGGCCGCTAATGGTGACTCGGCCAAGCAAATCTGGGCGACCGAGGTCGGGTGGGACAGCGGAACCGCCGAGCAGTCCGGTATTGCCGGGCCCACGGCAGAGGCCGATGAGGCCACGCAGATGGCTGCATTTGCCAAGGCCAATAGCTGGCTGGGCCGGATCTATTGGTTCGAGTACATGGACTTCCCGAATAATGGCGGTCTGTTCGGCGTGGTCAATGCCAGTGGGAACAAGAAGGCCGCCTACGCTGCTGTGGCGGCAGCGACACTGTGACGCAGCTCCGCATCGTTCCGTCCTTCCCTGAAGTGCGCGAGGCCGGGATGATGTGGCGCTACCCCGCCGGAGACGTTGAAGGTCGGGAGTGTTGGTGGATCGTGCTACCCAGCGATGACCCTCGCATTGGAACACCGGGCCACCCGAGCCGCCTCACCTTCCTCACCACCGAGCGGGCCGCCGACCCGCCGCATGAAATGTGGGAAGTCACCGGGGAACCGCCGAACATTACGGTCCATCCATCTATCGACGTAATGGCCTACGACAAGACCACTAATGAGCGAGATGGTTCGTACTGGCACGGCTGGATCAAAGACGGCGTAATGTCCCCGGCCTAATGGCAGTTCACGAGCATTCGTTTTGGGTTTTTTATGCCGCCAATGTGAGGACCACTCGGCGCATCACGCCGCCTGACTGGGTCACGATTACGCAGATGTGTCGACCGTGTCGACGCGGTAAAGCGGTCATGTTCCCTTATTGGGGACACCGGTCATTCACATTGGGTCTCTGGCGCAAACATGTGATAGAAAACCTTCCCGATTACATGGAAGACGACCAGTGGTTGTTGACCAGGTTGGTGCCGATAACGATCGAAGAGATTGCAGAATGGGACCCGATAGATGAGGAAGAAGAGGACGTTCAAGCGGCCGAAGATGGATCCGACGCACCTCGACAAGTTGATCGAGAGAGCGAAGACGTTGGAGACCATGGAGGTGTTCGAGGCATTAGAGACCTCGAGCGGGACCTTGATGGCGTACCTTCCTCTTTACCGCCAGCAGGCTGACGCACGCGAGGACATCCTCAAGGAAATGAAGATGTCGGCCGAGGCCTGTTACGCATTTGCGCAACTTTTACTCGACCGGCATTTGCGTACCGAAGAGATCCAGCAAGCTGTGGCTCCGGCCCGCCAGTCGAGGAGGACGTATTAGATGGCGGTCGACGTCGTTGTCATAAACTACAAGACACCCGATTTGCTCGAGGATTTCATCAAATCGTATGAAGAGCACAAGTTCGACGGGTGTCGCCTTACCGTGGTCGACGTTGGTGCTGAAGCCGGGTATGGCGTCTCGGTTACCGAGGAGTCCGTTTATCTCAGCATCCACGAGAACATTGGGTATGCGAGAGCGTGCAACAAAGGTGCTTCTTTCGGGAATAACGATGTAATCCTTCTCGCTAATGCCGATACCCGGCTCTCTTCTGGGTTCATTACTTGTTACGCCGCCCTCAGCAGTGTGCAGGACTGGGGCGTTCTCGGTCCTCGCCAGGTCGACGAGCAAAACCGCATTACTGCGGGTGGCATCTTCGGCACCGACACCAACATCGGCCAGCGAGGGTGGCAGGACGTTGATCACGGTCAGTACAGCGACGTCCGCTACGACGCCAAGAGTGTGTCCGGCTCCCTCTATTTCATCAAGCGCTCGCTATGGGAAGAGCTGACCAACTGTGAGTTTATGCAGCAGGCTTACCCTGGAATCGAAGGTGCTTTCATCCCCACCCCTCATTACTACGAGGAGACGTGTTGCTCATACCATGCGCGGGCGCACGGGTACAAGATCGTCTATTACGGAGCTGTGCAAATGTTGCACCACTGGCATCGAGCGTCTCCCCACGGTGGTGCGGCCGATATGCACATCGAAGAGAGTAAGGAGATGATGCGTGGATTCTGCCGATTACACGGAATCATCTGCGAATGAGAACATCACAGACACGCTCAAGAACTTTGAAGCAATGGGCTGGTATTGGAACGGGGAGTTGCACGCCATGAAGGGGTTTCATCTCGTCGAGTACGAGGACGGCTGTATTGGAATCGAGAAGGACCAATGAGGATTCTCGGACTCACCGTCGGCCGTAATGAGGTCGACCGTTACCTCATGCCAATGCTCATGCACATGCGAGACGTGGTCGACAGTCACTTCTTTTACGACGACCTCTCTGAGGACGACACTGCAGCGGTGGCGGCGTGGGGAGGGTGCATGGTCGTCCAACGCCCAGAGAACGAGGCGAGCTTCGTTCAGGCTGAGGGAGCCTTTCGGGGACAGGCGTGGCAGGCCTTTGAGCGCACCATGAGCCCGAAGGTGGGCGATTGGGTTCTCGTAATCGACTGCGATGAAGCGCTGGTGAGTAATACCGAAAACGATGTGGCATTCGAGTTGCGCCATGTAATCCTGTGGTCTGACAAGACGTCCATCGAGCTGTCGATCCCTGAGGTATTCGGCTTCACCAACGACGGGGTCCCTCGCGTGCGTACCGATGGACTGTGGGGCACCATTAGCGCACCTCGGCTCTTCCGCTACCACACCGATGGGCAGTATTACATGGGCGGAGCGGGAGAGTTCGGCGTGCCTGCGGTCCCGTCCTATGTAATGGCCGCTTCTCGGGGACAGACCGACCGGATCTCCCTCATGCATTACGGCTATGCCGATGACCGTGACAAGTTGGACAAGTTCGCCCGCTACAACGCTCGTCCCGGCCACAACAACCAACACGTCCAGTCGATACTCGGTCCATTTCATTTGAAGACGTGGGAAGGCCAACTCGCTGAAGGAATGCGCCGTGCCAGAAAGCGTTGATGTCATAATCGGCACCTACGGCAGTTGGGAGGTGTGGGGGGTCTTGGCCCATCGGGCCCGTCTCTCGGTCGACAACCAGACCGTCTTGCCCAACTCGGTCTACGAGGTGCACGACCAGTCCCTCGCATTAGCCCGTAATAACGGAGCCCTCGACTCTACCGCCGACTGGCTCATCTTCCTCGACGCTGACGACGAACTGGATCCTCACTACATCGAGGAGATGCTCAAGGGGACCGGCGATATCCGCTGGCCGTCTACCATTGGGTTCTACGAGAACGGCCAGATGGACGACTTTGCAGTACCGCACGAGCCCCGCAGTTCACTGCTCGTCGGTAATCACATGGTGATTGGGTCAATGGTCCGCCGAGAGATGTTCATTGACGTGGCCGGGTTCAGAGAGCTGCCCGTTTTAGAAGACTGGGACCTTTGGATTAGATTGACGTTGGCGGGGGCCCAAGCAGTGTCGTGTCCTAATGCGATCTACCGGGTGCACGTTCATTCGGATAGTCGTAATCAGAACATCGATCTGCACTCGCGCACGTACACCGAAATCCAGCAGCGCTACCAAGACGAGTGGAACGCAAAGTTCAGGAACCTGTGACCACGGTTTCGATCCTCATTCCATTTCGCTCCGACGGAGCTGAGCGCGAGGTGGTCTTCCGTCGAGTCCTGCAGACCACGCTCGATGAGTGGCCCGACACGCAGGTCCTGTGGGGAGATAACAAGGGCAGCTTCAATCGTTCGGCGTCGAGGAACGCTTTGGCCTTTGAAGCGGCGGGGCGAATACTCGTCTTTCTTGACGCCGACTCGTGGGTTCCACCCGACCAGATCGCTGAAGCTGTTCGGCGCATCGGTACCTCGCAGGGAGCATGGTGTTTCCCTTTCGATCGTTATTACGCCTTGAGCCCATCCGGCAGTACACAGGTGTGGATGAATCAGATCCCCGAGGAGGGTCCCGATTACGAGTTCGTTTTCCCCGGGCCCGACCCAGTCGATCGCCCGCCCTCTGTCGGGGGGTGTCTCGTTGTGGACAAGTCAACATTCTTTGGCGTGCACGGCTACGACGAGCGCTTTATCGGCTGGGGGGAAGAGGATCGAGCTATTTTTCTGGCGCTCAAAACACTGGTTCATCCAGAGGTGCGCATACCCGGAGATCTCTACCATTACTGGCACCCACACCCCGATGAGGAGTGCTTCGATCAGCCTCATTTCAGGGCGAATCAGGCACTGTGTAATCGGTACCGAGAGGCTGAGGGAAACAAAGACCTCATGAGTGCCTTGGTTAGGGAACACCCGTAGTGCCAAGATGCTCCTGATCGCCTAATAGCGGACAGGAGAAAGAATGGGTATCGCCCCCGCAAACATTCCATCGGAGCGCAGTCCGCAGTCATTTCAGCGGACCATGGGCCCCGATCAGGCTGGCCGCACTGGACCCCTTCGATTTGAAGAGGGGCTGGCGACCGACACCGACGTACCCGACGACTTCCAACAGGGAATGGGCGACGGGTATCTGACCGGTCCGGGTTCGCCGAACCACAACAACGTCGAAATGCAGTTCAAGCATGCCGACCAGACCATGAAGGAGCGGGCTCACGTCGGCTCGGCTTCTTGGGTCGACGCCCCCTCGGTGCTGCGCGAGTTCGTCGGTGGCGTGACCGAGCCCCCAATCGTTTTCCCCGACGTCATGCGTTCCGGCGGCCGTTACGAGCGCCGGAGCCCGGAGGTCGTGACCGACTGATTTCCTGCAGTAAAAGTGCCCCCTCCAGTAAAAACTCATGTGCTCCCAGAACGGCTGGGCAAAACCAATCCAAAGAAGGAGTTGAGCAATGTCCAGCGGTCTCTATTCAAATATCGAGTTGGTCGAGCGCACCCAGGCGTCGTACTCCGCCGCCGCAATCGGTCAGCCATTCCTCTGCCCGTGCGACATGGACGTGGTCGGGATGGCCTTGTGGATCGGTACGGCACCCGGTGCCGCTGCCGCCGTCACGGTCCAGATCTCGGACTCGCCCACCAGCCAGTTGGCTTCGGTGTCGGCCTATAACCTGTGGACGGCGGCGAACATCCCGACCATCTCGGGGACCAACAAGATGAACGTGTCGGCCGTGTCGACCACGGTGGTGCAGAACACGCCCTATGCCGTGAACTACCCCTTCCCGGGCCCCTCGGGCTCGACCGGGTACAAGACGGCGCAGGCGACGTCGACCGTTGTCGAGACTCCGGTCGTGACCCCTCCAACGATCTCGGAGTACGGCATCTCCGGCCTCGTGGCGCCCGACAACACCTACACCGACCTCAACGGTGTGACCCAGTCCGCCAGCTTCGTCCATGCAGGTGACGTCCTCACCTTCACCGTGGCGGCCGGGACCGGCGGTGCGGGTTCGGCGGCAGGTGTCGTCGAGATTGTCCTTTACCTGCTGAAGCGGTAACCGGGTGGTCCAGCGTGCCGTGTCTCGTCAGGTGTGCAGGGTGTGCGGCGGAAGCTGCACGTCTTCACTCGCCATGGACGAGCACCTGAAGGAGCACGGCACGAACTGGCCCAACCAGGGCGAGGGCATCGTAATGAGGCACCGGGTAAAGGGGCCTGAGCGTCCTCGTGAGCGAGAGCAGCCCGTAATGGCAATGTTCTCCGCCGACAAGAAGACGACACAGCCGGGCGGTCCCGAGCAGCAGATGGAGTTCGTGCCGCATCTCAATCACACCCCATGGGGACGCGAGCTTCGATGACCAAGAGCTTCTACGACTCGGCCGAGCCCCTTGCGTCTCCGCCGACAGGGTTCGATGGCGTGCTCTTTTACGGGTGGGGCGACACACCGCACATTTGGACCCCCGAGCAAATCGAGGCCCAGCCAGCGCGGTACCGCCTGCCCACCTGCGTGCGCTCGGATCCCAGCTCCCAGGCCTCTGATGACGCCAATGGGTTCTTGGGCTACCTCAAATCGATCGGATGCCCAACCAACGTGGCCGTATGCCTCGATCTCGAGGAAGCCGTCGACCCCAACTACGTCAGCATCTTCGGCAACACCATGAGGGTGGCTGGCTATTACGTCCTGCCGTACGGGTCCTCCGGTTTCCTCTTCAAGAACCCGGTCCTTGATGGCTATTTCGTGGCCTGGCCCGGCAAGACTGCAATCCCAGAGAACTGTGTGGGGCTGCAGTACGGCCAAGCCCACAACGAGAGCGGGACGTGGGATCTCGACGTATTTGCAGACACCGTGGTGTTCTGGGACACCCGCCCCCCGATTACCGACACCAAAGGAGACGACCCCATGAGCATTGCGATTGCGCTGGACGGCACACGCCTGATCGAACGAGTGAGCCCCGAAGGCCATCAGCTGCTGTTCTCAGTGGCTGCCCCGACCACCGAAGTACCGAGCCCGGTCCCGCACGTGCTTGACGTCACTGACGCCATTGCAACTGCGAACCCGGGGATTCCGCTGTACACAGTCGAGCCGTAATCAGCCGAAACCAAAGGAGATTTTGAGATGGGTGCAGGAACAGCAAACTACGCCGTAGCGGCATTGGCCTCGAGCCCTGTGACATGGGTCCCGGGCTCGCTGCCCCACCCCGCTGTTGACGGCCTGGGCATCGTGAACGGTCAGTATTTCGCTTTGGCCCGCCAGGCCGACAACACCAAGAACGGGATTTGGTACGCCGACCCGGGCGGAGCGATTCCGATCATGACGGTTGGCACCACTGGCATCAACCCGGCCACCGTCATTGACGTGACCGGCGGCCTGCAGAACGCCAATCAGCGTTGGGTCTACAGCGCAAATGCGAATGGCAGCGGGCCGGGGCTTGTGCTCGAGTAATAGATGGCCATTTCATTTGTCAGCCCGTCGATGCGGGCAGCGTCCAGCGATCTCACCATCGCCATCTCGCCTCTCGGTCTCGTTGAACTGGCCGACGAGGAGTTCGAGGTTCATGGGCCGCGCCTGAACCGATACGCATCGAACTGGGCTTTCTACCTCGGGCACCACTGGAGCTACCGCCGGGAAATCGGCGAGCCCCAGCCGGTGTTCAACTTCTGCAAGGCGTTCAGCGACTTCCTCACCAACTTCGCTCTCACCAATGGAGTGAACTTCCAGTCGCCGCACGCCACCGAGGCGATTATCCCTGAGCTTTTGCGGACGGTGTGGGAGGAGCACCAGCCGCAGGGCAAAGACGCTGTCATGTGGGAGCTGATGCAGCAAGGCTCGGTGTCGGGTGACAGCTTCATCAAGGTCGCATTTGAGCCCGAGTGGCAGGACCCGACCGGCGGAGATCATCCGGCCCGGATCCGAATCCTCCCGCTAAATAGTGCGTTCGTATTTCCCGAGTATCACCCACACGACATGACCCGGCTCATCCGGCTCAAGCTCAAGTACCGCTTTTGGGGCACGGCCCTCGAAGGGACACGTCAGGTCTTCAGTTACACCGAGCTGTGGACCGAAGACGCCATGCAGGCGTTCATCAACGACGAGCTAATGGAGTCGATCGACAACCCGCTGGGCATAATCCCCTTCGTTCACATCGCAAATACAAAGGTGCCGTCGACCCCGTGGGGCCTTTCCGACATTCAAGACATCACCGACCTCAATCGCATTTATAACGAGACGGCGATGCTCATTACCGACATCATCAACTACTACGCCTCGCCGACCACGATCATTATCGGGGCCAAGGCCAACAACCTCGAGCGTGGTGCCAAGAAGGTGTGGTCGATCGCCAATAAAGAGGCGTCCATCCAGAACCTCTCGCTCGGCGACGAGGGTGTTACGGGTCCGATCGCTTTTCTCGAGTTGATCAAAGAGAAGATGCATGAGCTGGTAGGTATCCCGGTCACCGCATTAGGACAAGGTCAGCCGGTCTCGAACACTTCCGGTGTCGCTATTTCGCTGCAGTTTTTGCCGTTGATCCAGAAGAATCACCAAAAGACAATCCAGTATTCGGCTGGGCTGTCGATGCTGAACGAGATCATTATCCGCACGGCCTCGCTTTACCTTCCCGAAATGCTCGAGCTGAATCCCGAGAGAGATGCTCCGCTCGAGGACGGCCAGCTCGAGGTGCTCGATCCCGACGACCCACTCACGTACCGCAATACGGTCGTGTTCGCATCGCCGCTGCCCATCGACAAGCTCATCGCTCTCAACGAGATCCAAATGATGATGGGCATGGGGCTCGAGTCCAAGGTGGGGGCCCTGCGCAAGCTCGGCGAGGCTTACCCGGCCGAGAAGCTCGAGGAGTTGCTCAACGAACTGCACCAGGACGCTCTCGAGCAGGGTGCGCTCGATTTGCTCAACAACCAGATCTCGCAGTTGGTCTCGATGCTCACCGGTCTCCCGCGCCCAGGTGCAGAGGATCAAATGGCTGCCGGTCAAGACCAAGGAGGTGTGCAGTCCGCAGGAGGGCCAGGCGTCAACTCGGCCTCAGACGTGCAAGCTGCACCACCCCCGGTCGATATGAACGACCCGGGGATCAAAAATCTCTACGACCGATTGACTACGCTCACCCAAGGAACAAAGTTGCCGCAGATCCGTAATCCCCTAAAGAGTCCCAATGACTGATTAAGGTACCCGAATGACGTTGGTTGTAAAACGCAGAACCGTGTCCAAACCCGTAAAAACGAAGATTCAAGGAGACCCAGAAGAAATGACAGTCCTCGAAGGAACTGACCCAGCACAAAATCCGCCTCAGGGCGTAACCATCAATGTCAACGGTAATGAGCCCAAGGTTCCCGTTGAACTCTCCGCCGAGCTGCAGGCGCTCGTCGACCAGCGTGTCGAGAATGCCCGCAAGGAGGAAAAGGAGAAGCTCTACCCCGAAATCGAAAGGCTCAAGGGGGTCGTTGGCGAACTCTCTTCGGAGCGTGAGACCCGTCTCGCTGCCGAAGCTGAAGCCCAAGCCGAAGCCGAGCGCCTCGAAGAGGAGCGCCGCCAGTCCGAGCTGACCCTCCAACAGCGGATGGAAGAGCGGGACCGCACGTGGGAGGAGCGCTTTACCGCCATGCAGCTGGAGCGTGACCGTGAGGCCGCTCTGCGCGAGCGTGAGGGGCAAGTGGCGGCGCTGATCCGTCACCGTGATTTGACCATTGCACAGAACGAAGGCCGCATCGAGCCCCGGCTGATCCCCTACATCACCGGCAACACGCCGGAGGAGATCGACCAGGCCGTCGCTCGAGCGATTGCCGACACCGACGCTATTGCGGCCGATTTCGCAGAGGCTACCGGCCAGCAGCGTCGTCAGGTCATTGCGCCGATTAGTGGGCTCCCCTCAACACCGGTCGCCGATCTCTTGGCCAATCCTGGGGACCGTCAGGTGACCTTGTCGCCCGACGACATCCGCAACATGCCCATGGACGATTACATGGCGAATCGTCAAGCCATTCTCGAGGCCGCCCGCCAGCGCGGGCCCTACGGATGACGTAATGCCACCGCTCTCGTCCCTTACCAAGTGGTGCTCGGGCTGTGAGGCGGACTTGCCTGTCAGCGAGTTCTGCATCAACCGGTCTAGGAGCGATGGGTTGTCGGGACTGTGCAACGTCCATCAGAAGGCCGCTGATCGGAAAGCTCATAATGCCCGCCGTCTCAAGGTCCTGCAGGCCATGGGAGGGAAGTGTGTGCATTGCGGGTTTTCCGATTGGCGTGCCCTTCAGATTGACCATGTGAACGGAGGTGGTCGAGCCGAGAAACTCAAGATCGGTTCTACTCGGTATTACAAGCACGTGTTGGCACACCCGGACGATTACCAACTTCTCTGCGCCAACTGCAACTGGATCAAAAAGCACGAGAATGACGAGAACAAAGTCAACTTTGTTGTGCGAAGAGTTATTCCAATAGAGCGAAGAGGTCCAGTTCGAGCACCGGGACCACCTCGGCCGGGGAATCCTCAATGGATAAAGGCATCCTGATGCCTCCTCTCTCGAAGTCTCAGTTTTGGCGAGCCAATCCCAATCAGATGTCCCTTCCCGGGCTCGAGGACCACTCGCACCCCGGGGCGAGAGTGTTGGCGCAGGGTTTCCGCTTCGAGCATCACGATGAGGACGTCGGGGCCAGTAGTGGGCAGGACGCTCACTCGCATTCATTACTGGTCGTCCCGCACACCGACGCCACGCAGCGCTTGGTGCACGGGTTGGACGCTCACCATTACGGACTCCCCTATAGCGAAAATCCGAAAGCGGCGGCCAATCTCATGTGGGCCTCGGGCCGGGACTCACCACGCAATGGACTTTCCTCAGGGGAGATCGGGATGGTCGAGACGGCCCCGGGCCATACGAGGAAAGGCCTGGCCACCTCCCTCTACGGTGTCGGCCGGACTATGGCTCGCATAAAGCCGAAGCACTCGGTCGTACGCACGAGAGAAGGCGATAAGTGGGCCCGTACGACCACGGCCAAATACGGTGGCCGGGTCCCCAAGAAAAATCTCCAAGAGGAGAAGTACAACAGATCTCAAACTCCCTGGATGTAAAAGGGACTTGCGTGACTTGTTCCATGGAGTAATGTTCTGCTTTGATTTCAGAAAACGTGTTGCGTAATCGCAGTAAGTAAAAAGAGTGGTGCTTGCCAGAGCCGGGCATTTAGGGCTCGTTCGATAATCCCATCGAGTGAGGAGCACTCTCAAATGCCGTCCGCGATTACGGGTACCCCGTACCTGGCAGCCAGCCCGACCGGTTACTCCGGTACCAACAACACTCTGGGGCAAGCCATCCAGACCATTTGGTCCAAGGAGATCTTGTTCCAGGCGATGCCGATCCTTCGGTTCGAGCAGTTCGCCGTGAAGAAGACGGAGCTTGGCGTGCAGCCCGGTCTCACGATCAACTTCATGCGGTACAACAACCTTCCGAACGCCTCGCAGCTCGTTGAAGGTGTGCGCATGCAGACGGTCGCACTGACCGCCTCGCAGTTCTCGATCACCGTGGCGGAGCAGGGCTTCGCAGTGTCGGTCACCGAGCTTCTGCTCAATGCGTCCTTCGACGACGTCATGGCGTCGGCGTCCCGGCTGCTCGGCCGCAACATGGCCCAGTACCTCGACTACTCGGCCCGCAACACTCTTCTCCTGGCGTCCTCGGTGATCTTCGGGTACAACCCCCTGGCCAACGACACGCCCCGCACCACGCTCTCCCCGTACGACCAGGGGACCGCAGCCACGTCGACCAACGGTCTGACCGGCAACTACTACTTCACCCCGCCACTCGTCAAGGACGCCGTCCTGACGCTGGCATCGAAGAACGTCCCGCGGCTCGGGGAGACCTACGTCTCCTTCATCGCCCCGGCACAGTCCCGGCGCCTTCGTGACACGCCCGAGTTCATCGAGGTGACCAAGTACGCCGCTCCCGGCAACTTTGCCCTCGGGGAGATCGGTCGCCTTTACGACTGCGTGTTCATCGAGACCACTCAGGTCAACCAGGCGCTCAACACCGCCGCCACCCCGTCGAACTACTACCAGGCGATCTTCATCGGCGACAATGCTTTCGGGCATGCCATTTCGCTGCCGGTGGAGCTGCGCGACGGTGGTGTCATTGACTTCGGTCGTGAGCACGCCCTGGCCTGGTACGCCATCTGGGGCCTCGGTCTTATTACGGATTGGTCGGTCGTGGTGGCGAACACCAACTAATCCGTTCGGCGGTCGGGTTCATCCCCCTGAGCCCGGCCGCTGGTCGTTGTCCGCAGCACAAGTGCCCAACACAGGAGAAATGATCCATGTCCCCACAACAGGGGCGTCCGTCGCAGGGAGACCTGACCGGCCGCCAAAAAATGGCAGCGGCAAAAGATGCCTCGGTCAAGCAGCAGCAGGGTGTAATCGAAGACGCTCAGCAGGCTGCCGCCGACGAGGAAGCCAAAGCCCACGGTGTCTTCGACGGAAAGTCAGGTCAGCGAGTGGACCAACAGAGTGCGGTCTTGGTCGCTGATGACGACGACGATTACGACGATGACGACGACAACCTGGAGGCGGGACAGTTCGGGAGCTTCTACCCCGAGGAGCAAATCCTCACGGGGAAGGAGGACCCGGCCACCGTTGCTCCTGTCGTAGCGGCCCGGCGAGCCCCACGCCCGCCCAAGAACATTGCGCACGACGCTCGCGTCACGGTGCGCTTCTCGTGTGACATCGACGACATGACGTTCGGCATGCGTAATGGCGAGCCAAACAACTACACGTTCAAGGAGGGGATCGCCTATGAAATCCCCTACGAGTTGGCGGAGCACCTCAACGCACTCGGCGTAATCGGCCAGTGGTTGCGGGGCCGGTAAGGAGCATGTAATGGGATCGGTCCAGCTTCAGCTCAACGGGACGACCCCGGTTTCTTCTGTGCTTCCCGTCGATTCGGGACGTATCACCGTTGAGGTCATGGCCGACGCCACTGGCGACACGGTCTATTGCACGCTCGATGGGTCGACTCCGATAATCCCTTCGGCTACCGCCAACAACACCGGTCAGATCGAAATCGCTGGCGCCGTTGGTCAGTTCGGCGAACTCGAGGTCCCTGAGTTTGGTGACCACATGGCCTACCCGACCTTCCAAGCGGCCTCGAAAGGGGCACCACTCATCGAAGTGACTTGGTAATGAAAGGATTTGCAAATGCTCGTTGAACTCGGGAACCCCAACCCGGTACTGACCACGGCCCATGGCGTTCCGCTGAGTCGGCCCGACAACGGTGGGCTCATTACCTACGCCCACATCCCGGATCCCCACATCGACCGCAACAATCAACAACTGGCCTACGGGTTTGATCCTGATCTCGATCCGCAGACGTTCCGTCAGCATCTGCTCGATTCACTGCTCGACAACGATGGGATTACCCGGCACCCCGACAACGAAGCGGCCGTGACCCTCTTGCACCCTCGCGACGGGCTTGCTGCTGCGCATGCCAAGAGCAAGCCGTCGTTCGTGTGGTCGGACAACGAGGCCTTCTCCAAGTTCGTCGGCGGCTATTACAACGTCCCATGGTTCACCGGGGATGAGCGCCCCGCCAACTACGTCGGCGATTACTGGCGCCGGACGGGCAAGCGCCTGCTCGCCCCCGGGGTCACCTTTGAGGCCGGATCTCCGCCACAGAACCTCGTCACGAATACTGGCCGCCTGATTTGGGATGACACCCTTGGCGGCGGCCAGGTGGGTGCGACCGGCGCCGGTACGGCCGCCACGTCGGGCTCGTTGACCACGGCGTCGACCTACACCTTGAATCAGTGGGCCGGATACCGGGTTTACGTCTACTCGACCACAGGCGTCCTGATCGTGTGGGGCAACATCATCTCCAACACCTCGGGTGCCTCCTCGGTCTTGACCGTCGACCAGTGGTACGTGGCCGCCACCCCCGGCGGATCTGCTGCGACCACTCCGACCACCCCGTGGGCTTTCCTCATCGCCGACGGTGGCTCACTCTCGGCCTGGTTCCAGGGCATCAGCTCGACCAACATCACTCCTTCGGCCTCGGACACCTCGCTCTCCGGTGAGCAGACCGCCAACGGTCTGGCCCGCAAGATCACCGCCTTTGCGATTACGTCGGCCACCACACCGACCACGTTTACTTGGACGGTCACCTACACGTACTCGACCACTGGTTCGCTGACCATTTACGCAGCGTCCCAGTTCGTTTCCAACGTGAAGGCAGACGCTACCGACACCATGTGCACGGAGGACTCGCTCTCCGCCTCGGCCACTGTGGCCGCCTCAGGTGACCAGATCACAGTGACAGCGACAGAGACAGGGCCGTGAAATGCCTATCGACGTCATCCAGAACGTCACCACAGCCACCGTTACAACCGGCGGCACCACAGCACCCGCAGCGGGGACCTCGCAGAACTGGACGGTAACCGCAGGATCGACGTGGCTTGCGCTCGTCACTGGCGTGCAGGTGCTCCGGGTGATCGACCTCCTCGACCTCGGCAAGACGTCGGGCTACGAGATCATGGAGGTGACCGTCCTTGCCACCGGCACTGGGGTCACCTGGACCGTGACGAGGGGCATGGAGAGTACGACCCCGTACGCCCACGCTGCCAACTGGACCGTCATCCCATCGCCCTCGGCAGGGTCCTTCGACGGCCGCTACGGCTCCATCGTGGCCGCCAATCAGTACCTCTCTTCGATCTGTAGGTAGGAGCCATGGCCACATCACCCCAGTACGCCGCTACGCCGAATGTCGGGGCCAACCCGGTCTCTGCCACCGCTGACACCTCGTATACGGCGCCCACCCACGCCGTCACCATCATCACGGCCGGGGCCAACGGGACCAAGGTCGAAGAGATCGACTTCGTCGGCATCGGCACCACGGTGGCCGGTGTGATCCAGCTCTACCTCTATGACGGGACCACGTACCACGCTTTCTACTCGCAGGTGGTCACAGTCGTGACTCCCTCGACCACCCAGGCCCCCTTCTTCGCCCAGGCCTATTTCACCAACCTGGAGCTGAAGACGGGCTGGACCCTTGTTGCTACCTCCTTCGTGGCCAGCCAGCTCATCAACGTGATCGGCTTCGCAGGGGACTTGTAATGGCTAATACCGGCGTCAAGCGCGGCATAGGGATGACGGCGCCATTCCCAGCGACCCGTAACAACTCTCTGCTGCAGCGGCCCTCGACCAGCGCCGCTCTCAGCTACAGCCCCTACTACGAGGGCTCGCAGTTCTGGGCCACTCAGTCCTTCAACGTCATGGCTTATGGCGCCAAGGGCGATGGGATCCACGACGACACCGCAGCGATCAAGTTGGCCGTGGCCGAGGCGGCGCTGGTGAATGGGACTGTCTACTTCCCCTGGGGCGTTTTCAAGGTCACTTCTTCTATTACCGTCCTCACCGTGCCCCTGATCATCCAGGGAGCGGGCCCGTGGCAGACCATCATCATGTGGTACGGGACCGGTGACTGCTTCCGCATCTACAACACCCAGAACTACAGCGCCCGCACCAACTTCGGTGGGGCCCTTCTCGGGCTGACCATCGACGGCACCAACTCGACCGGCACCTCTAACGGTCTGCACATCGGTGACGTCTTCCGTTACCGCATCGACATCACCGTGCAGAACTTCACCCAGGCCTCGTCGTACGGCGTGCTCTTCGACAACCAGTACTTCTGGTGCGAGCAGATCAAGGGTGAGATCTACGCCTCCAACTGTGTCACCCATGTCGGGTTCAACCTCTCGGGCACCTCGGGGACGCAGAACGGCAGCTTTGAGCGCTGCGACCTCTCAATCTACCTCGACCAGTTGAACGCGGCCTATGACGGCGTGACGCTGGAGAACGGTGCCTACATTTCCAACGGGTTCCTGCGGATCAAGGGCAACATGTCGGCTGACCCCACGTCGACCACGGCAGCGGTCCTCCGCTTGACCGGCACGAGCCCAGTCGGCGTGTCCGGTGCGTCCATTTCTTCCATCGTGTTCTGTCTGATCGACATTGGGGTCGAGTGTGGGGCGGGCAACTTCTATCCGTACACCATCTTCCTCGATGCAGTGAATAATACGTACTTCTCCTCGTGTATTGGCTGCTTGAACTTCGGTGACGCATCGACCATGACGCCGTGCAACCTGGCGTCTAACTGCGGGTTTTTCGGCATTGTTACCGGAGATGCGGGCCTCCAGGCGGTCGGTGGGATTATGGGTTGGAGCCCGATGTGGCCGCAGGTCGGCATGAACATCGGCACCTACGCCTCTGGTCTTGCCATTACCGCTAACGGCCAGGCCATCGCTACCGCCAATACGATGTACACCCCGATCGAGGGGTCGGCGTCCCACACTGGGCTGATCTTGGACGCGGGTGCCTACGACGGCCAGATCATGGTCCTCCTCAACTACGGGAGCTTCGCCCAGTCCTTCGCAGTGGCTGGTACCTCCAACGTGGCGGACGGCACCTCTGACGTCATTGGGCCCTACACCACGGCCATCTATGTGTGGAGTGACATCAACAACCTCTGGTACCGGGCCACGCCCGGGGCCACACCCGGCACGCTCATCACGCGTGTGCAGTACGCCCCCTCGACCGCTGGCAGCTACACCCTGAACGTGGCGACCACTGGACTCAAGGCCCTCGACACCACCAACCTGGTGGTCACTTTCCCCGCTCCACAGTCGGGTGCCGTACTGGTGAAGCTGCAGGCCTGGGTAAAGGGTGGCGCCGGGGCCGGTGCGTCGGTCATGTTCGGTGTCGTTTCCTCGACCGGCTCCCCCGGCACCCTGGTCGGTGTCGTCGGCATCGTCTCACTGAGCCCGACTACTACAGCGGCCGACAACGGCGAGCTGGGTATTATGGAGCAGCTCATCACCGGCCTCACACCCGGCACTTCCTATACCTGGTACTTCGCAGGCTCTTACTCGGGAACGGCCTCGACCGTCATCCCCCAGGGCGGCGCCGCCAACACCACGGTGCCGACCGGCGCCCCAGCGGTGATGGAAGTCTGGGCCGCATGACCCCCGTAGGGTAGTTAAATGCTCCCGACAGGGTTGCCGACAGCACTGCCCACCGGCAGTGCGGTAAACGTCTCTGACACGGCAACCACGGCCGACACGTGGGGTTGGTCGTCTTCTCTCGCTCGTACGCAGTCGCAGGCCCGCACCACGGGTAATACGTGGGCTTGGTCCAGTGCTCAGAAGCAGAACGTCACCGACTACCGGACGACTGGCGACACCTGGGGTTGGTCTTCCGCTTCCGCCAGGGCCCAGACCTTTGCGCGCACCACTGCCGACACCTGGGCATGGGCGTCGACTCATGCTCGCAGTGCACAGGCCTTCAGGCGGACCACGGGTGACACGTGGGGCTGGTCGTCAAGCAGCACAAGGTCCGCTCAAACCCTCGCACGCACAACGGGTGATACGTGGGTTTGGTCCTCTTCGAGTAATCGTTCTCCCCAAGCGCTCGGTAGAGCATTTGGAGAAACGTGGTCGTGGGCGTCGGCAGCTGCGAGATCTGTGCAATCACTGCCTCGCACCACTGCAGATACGTGGGCGTGGGCGTCTGCCCAGGCTCGGTTGGTTGCACTGCATCAAACTACTGCCGACACGTGGGGGTGGACGAGTGCGTCGTCTAGGGTCATTACTCGTGGCGCCACCACAGCAGATACATGGTCATGGTCGTCGGCTCAAGCTCGCCTATTACTCACTCCTCGCACAACGGCAGATACTTGGGCCTGGAGTTCGGCTGCGGCACGCAGTGCTCAGGTCTTTGGGCGCACCACTGCGGACACGTGGTCTTGGTCGAGTGCTCACGCCCAGACCGTCCATCTGCCCCGGAGCACTGCCGACACATGGTCATGGGGCTCCGCAGCAGCGCGCACCGCCCAATCCCTTGGTCGCACCACTGGTGATACGTGGTCCTGGTCCTCCGGCGCCGTCGGGGTCCGGGCCTACCCTCGATCGACGTCCGATACGTGGTCCTGGGGCTCCTCCCTGGCCCGCACAGCTCAGATTCTGGCCCGTACGGCCGCTGACAGCTGGGGATGGGCCTCCGCAAGCTCCAGGGCGGCCCAGAGCCTCCACCGGACGACTACGGACTCCTGGTCGTGGTCCAGTGGCATTGCTCGTTCACTACAGACCCTCTCGAGGACCACGGCCGATAGCTGGAGCTGGGCGTCGGCCGTGGCCCGGGGGGCACAGGCCTTCTCGCGCACCACCGCTGACACCTGGAGTTGGGGCTCGGCCGCCACCGCCGGTCGTATTGCGATCCGCAGCACCTCGGACACCTGGGCGTGGTCGAGCGCCGCCGCCCGAAATGCGCAGATCCTCTCAAGGAGCACCGCCGACACGTGGGCCTGGTCCTCGGCACACAGCCGCACCATCTCTCTTATTACTCGCACCACGGCCGACACGTGGGCATGGAGTTCTACGAGTAATCGAGCCGCTCTAGTCCTTGCAAGAAGCGCACAAGATACCTGGAGTTGGAGCACCACATCTGCTCGAGCCCTGCAGCAACTAGCTCGGACAACGGCTGATAGTTGGGCATGGGCCTCGGCGGCTGCTCGGGTTCTTGCATTACACAGAACCGTAGCGGACACGTGGGCGTGGTCGTCGAGCGTTGCTCGATCGGCACAGGTATTTGGGCGGACCACCTCTGATACGTGGTCATGGAGTTCGGCGCAGGCTCGAGTACAGCTCCAGCCCCGCACGACTGCTGACACCTGGGCGTGGGCTTCGTCGTCTAATCGATCGCCATATGTGCGCTCTCGCACCACGAGCGATTCGTGGCCATGGTCGTCTTCGTTCACCAGGGTGGCGCCGCATGCCCGCATTACGGTCGACAGTTGGGCCTGGGGCTCGAGCAGTAATAGCCAAATCGCCCGCACTCGGATTACCTCTGATACATGGCCGTGGTCGGGCACTGTCGTCTTCCACGGCAGTGACATCCGCGTCGGTATGGCGGACACGTGGAACTGGTCGAGCGGTGGAGTCGTGGTGGTGTTCATCCCTTATCGAGCGGGC